ACGATATTCGTATTGGCCACTGAAAAACGAGATATATAAGTGAAATCTTTGTCCCACAATTCGACGTACTGAGAATGGCCGAACAGAAGTTGATCGTTGAATACCGTCACTGAATAGTAGGTCGTCAATCCCCCATCGGGTGTGCCCGTGACAGTATATGTGTCTGTAATAATACCGAAAGAACTGACGCGGCTAAAACGGTTTTTATTAACCCCGCCGACGAGTACAATTGAGATCATATAGAATTCATCTCCGTCTTGTGTAGGATTGTGGCCTTCTGCATAAGGAAAAGACACGGAGCTAAAATCCAACTCACCATTGGTTCCCCAGAATGGACTAAGAGCAGAACCGTCCGAAAGAATTTTGGCCAGGAGTTTGTTTGTATTTCTATAAAGAACAAAACCACCATCGCTTGTTCGGTAGATATGATAAATCGCCAATTGATTGCCGGCACCTGGATTAAACTGAGCATACCCTGGATTGCCGGTAATATTACCCGTCCATGTCGTGTCCACGCTGTAGGTGGCCGGATTGATAGCCACCATATTGGGCAACAGACCACCCACCGCATCGACGCCCTGGCCGGCCGCTACGATGCGAGTCTTCTCGTCATCGGCCCACACCGCGCCGTAAATCATCCACAGTTTTGCATCCGCTCGCGTTAAGCCTCCTATATAGGTTCCGGTGCTGGAAATCTTCACGTAAACGTGACTTGCCGTATCGCCCGCTACTCCACCAAACAGATGAAAATTACCATCGTTGTCTTCGAGAATCGCACGTACCGTCATATCGTTAGTGTCGTCAGGGGTTCTATAGACACCGTTGACCGCCCACGTGGTGTCCGTCGTGCCGTCGCGATTGATCATGGTGACTTTATAGTAATTGTGAGCCACAAGCAACCGGCCATCGGACACTTGAAGCATACAATATAATGGACCTATACCTGGACTTGCGTCCCAATAACCATTCATCCCCCACGTAGTATCTATGGTGGAATCTGCTTTGCCCTTGGCTACAAGCTGATTGCCGCTGTAGGGATTTATGCCGACGAAATACTCCTCTACGTACTGACCGACCTCGAATGTCAGGGTCGGTTTGGTCGGTGAATTGCCGAGCGGCCATTCCTCAAAAAAGACGCAGCAGTTCCGGGGCCACTCGCCGTAATCCTCGCCGGTCAAATCCTTGATGCCTGTATTGTCGATACCCTCGAAGACCGTAATAGCGGGATTGCGATTGCCGAGTCGGTCCGGCCAGATCTTCTTATTGCCCGTCCATATCCGCAGCACCGACGACGGCCCTTCGCACAAATCGACCAGGAAACTCTGCCGGTACTGAGTCTCGTAGGCGGCCGGCTCCTCGCCGCCGCCTTTACCGCCCGCCGAATGTTTGACCTGATACGAATGGAGATCACCTTCCCAGATGAAGTTGCCGGCAATGACCCGCGTGCCCAAAACCTTCTGAATCGGCGGGCCGTTGGTCGCTTTCTGCATCGGGTATTCGTTGAACTCGGGCCAGGGAACTTTGTTTTTCTCCGCCGGGAAAAGGACATTGGCCAGGGTCGATCCCGCCATCATGCCGAGCATTCCGCCGATCTGCGTACCGGTCAGGCCGAACATCGGGGAAAAACCGATTCCGAAGAGCGCCCCGCCGCCGATCGCGGCACCGATGCCGCCCGTGGCGATGCCCAGGCCGATGGCCATGATCGTATTGATGCCGATTTTACCCGCCATTCGTGTGGAGGGCTTGCCGGACCTGAATGAACCTTTATATTGTCGATTGACAATTGACAATTGACTATTTCCTCTGTGCTCTCTGTGTCCTCTGTGGCTTAAAATCTCTGCGGCTGTTTCAATTTTGATTCATCTAAACGATATGTCTGCCGCCATTTCCAGGATTGGCCGGCGATACCATAAACAACTTTTCTCGATGGCCGCCAGCAGTGGACCATGAGCATCTTTTCCCGATTGACCAGGATCCCGCAATGGGCCAGACACCGGCCGAAGTGCATGATCAGAACGTCGCCGGCGGCGATCTCACTGTTCGCCACCGGGACGGCGAATTGCCCGAGCTCCTCGGCGATATAGTTGTCGGCCATGCCGTGAAGGTTCCAGTCGATGGGATACTTTCGCAGCTCGTAGTTTTCGAGGTAACCCATCTCCTGGGCGACACCAATCAAAAGACCCGTGCAGTCGCAGCCGCCCTGGGTCGCGCCGCGATGCTGATATGGCACGCCGAGCCATTGAACCGCCTGTTGTGCAAATCGCTCGCCGATGGTCATGCGTATTCTTTCTTCGGACCGAACAGGACGTCCTGTGAGGCCAAGGTAAAAGGGAACCCCCGCCACCAGTGATCATTGCCGAATCGCTCGGCGCACGTGATGGCCCGCTTGTCACAGCCGGGATACAACTTATAGGTAGCGCCGGCGGCGACGGCACTGATAAATGGCCAGAACAAAGTCACCGTGCTTCCGCTGTTGGAAAGCACCGGCCGACGCTGGCCGGCGTTGGCGCCTGTGATCATCTCCACTTCACCCATCTCGTGAAATGTCGTATCTTGTGCCGGCGCCCCGTTGGCCGTCACATTGTGGGCACCATGGGCGAGTGATTCATCGTTGACGAATTGAACGCCCGATTGCTGGACGTACCAGAGCCGACCGGCGGTCGCCGTGTCATAGACGATCTGGATGACTTTGCCCGTCCCGGCGCCGGTGCCGCCCGTGATGGTCTCACCTTTGGCTATGACGCCCGTGACGGCGTCGAAATTGATCTTGTAAACCGTGCCCCGCGTTGCATCGATGAGCGTGGTCCGGCTGCCGCCGGTGGCCGTGCCGGAATAGGCGAAGGCGGCCCGGCTGAGCTGACAGATCGCCGGATCGAAAAGTTGCCGCGTGCACGCTGGCTGATAGATATCGCGGGGAACCATGATGTTCTTACAGCCGAATAGGCTCTTACCTTCGAGATGATAGCCCCGCCGGTCCCATTCAGCGTTCGGACGGCCGACGAAAAAAGTCAGCTCCCAGCCGACGGAATATTGCGTATTCCAGAGGATGCGCTTACCCGTAATGACGGCCCCGTCGAGGATCTGCTTATGGGCGTTTTGAAAAATCGTCCCGGCCAGATCGTGGAACTCCATCGACATCGTGACGACCTCACCATTGAGGCCATAGCCGACGGGACCCCGCTCCAGGGGACGGGAGAGATAGGTATTGCCGCCGGCGCCCCAGACAATGTCCTCGGAATGCGTCGTGTAGTAATGGCTCGTACTATCGGCCAGGTCAAAATCATAAATCTCGGCCACTTTGACCGTCGAAGCCTCAATCGCCGTTTCGTAACCCGCCGCCACACTGCGCATCACCGATCCTCCATCAGGTGGATATCCAGGGCTTGCCACAAGGCGGGAACGTCGCGAACGTCGTCATAAACATCCATCATGAAACGCACGCGGAAATAGAACCGGTAATCCGCCGTGACGATCTGGCCCACGGTCAAGGCCCCATTGGGCGATGTGCCGGCCGCCCAGTTGATGATGCCCGTCGTATCGGACAATGTGAAATGCGTCCCTTCGGTTTTGGCCGTCCCGTTGATCTTGACCGTCGGGGCATAGATGCTGCCGGGCACGATGTCTTTTCTGTCTTCGCTCCAGGCCTCTGAGGTGCCGACGTGATAGGTCTTTTGGAGCTGGGTTGTTGTCTCGCCCCCGACCGCCGTGTAAGACCAGTCCGTCAGGAGGCATTGGTAATCACCCGCGGGATCCGTGTCGTAAAGTAAGAATGTATCATACTGGCCTTTGGCCCGGTTGAAGACCTCCATGAACCGCTGCTGCTCGGCGAGAAGCAGGCCCTTCCAGTTGATGAACCAGTGGCGGATCGGCTGCTCCAGTAATTGATTGCGCTGTGACTGGCGGGAACCGCCCGAGAGCCGCACTATATCCGTTTCCCACTGGAACCGGCGGTGGGCCGGCAAATGGTGGCCGTGTGTGGCATTCACGTAACCGATGAGTATGACGTCCATGCTCATCTTGATCTCCCGCTCGGATGATTGTCCGCTATCGCTGAGGCGAGCTCGGAAGCGATTTGACGCTTATTGGCTCGAAGCCATTGATTCGTGTTGGCGGCGTCGATGGCGCTGACGTTGAACTGGATGATCACCGGCACCGGAGACGGCGA